TAAATCTACTACCATCATCAGCTATCTTTTACATTATGCACTTTTCAATCAAAATGTAAATATTGCTGTTCTTGCAAACAAGTCCTCAACTGCAAGAGATATTCTAAGCAGATTGCAACTTGCATATGAGAATCTTCCTAAGTGGATGCAGCAAGGTATTATAGCTTGGAACAAAGGTAACATAGAGTTAGAGAACGGCAGTAAAATTATTGCAGCAGCCACTTCCTCAAGTGCAATTCGAGGAGGTTCCTATAATGTAATTTTCTTGGATGAGTTTGCTTTCGTTCCCTCTAATGTTGCAGAACGTTCTATAAGATATGGGTAGATGCTGAAGAAAAAAGGAATGATTATGTTCCTACAGAAGTTCATTGGAGTGAGGTTCCTGGCAGAGATGAGGTTTGGAAAGAAGAAACAATACGAAATACCTCTCAATCACAGTTCAATTCAGAGTTTGAATGTGAGTTTCTAGGGTCTATTGATACTCTAATAAGTTCTATGAAACTAAAACAACTTACATACAGAACACCCATTCATTCAAATGTTGGGATAGATATTCATGTTCGTCCAGAAGAGAATCGCACATATATGCTAACTGCTGACGTTTCTAGAGGCACAGCAAATGATTATTCTGCATTTGTGGTGTTTGATGTTACAGAGATTCCATACAAGATAGTTGCAAAGTTTAGGGACAACGAAATAAAACCACTACTGTTTCCTACCAAGATACACGAAGTTGCGAAGGCATACAACAACGCATATGTAATGGTTGAGGTAAATGACATAGGGGAACAGGTCGCAAATACTTTACAGTTTGATTTGGAGTATGACAACCTAGTTATGGCTTCCATGCGTGGCAGAGCGGGCCAAGTCCTTGGAGCGGGCTTCTCAGGTGGTCGAGCGCAATTGGGGGTAAGAACGACTAAAGCTGTAAAGAAGATTGGATGTTCAAATCTCAAACAATTGATTGAGGATAATAAACTTATTGTAGAGGATTATGATTGCGTCAATGAATTATCAACTTTCATTAGTAAGGGTTCGTCATATACGGCGGATGATGGATGTAATGATGATTTGGTTGCCTGTATGTTTATGTTTGGTTGGGCTACAGATCAAACATACTTCAAAGAACTAACTGATAATGATATACGAATGACTATGATGAGAGAACAGCAAGACGCACTAGAGCAAGATATGGCGCCATTTGGATTTATATTGAATGGTGTAGATGATCCTCTTGATGATGAAGTTGATGAGTACGGAACAAGATGGACCACTGTTGTCAGAGACTATAGCACAAACTGGTAACTATATAAATTCAATCAAATCATTATCAACTTTGATAAAACAATTTGAACACAGAATTTTTGATTCACTTATTAGGTGAAATATTTCCTTTCTGCTTTCGTTATTCGTGCCCACTCGTTTTGTTAGTTTGCGAATTTGTGAATCATGTGGATGAAACTTGAGACAGATTGTTTCACTTTCACCACAATGCATACAAGATTGTTCTGCCAAAAAATCATTCAATAGAACAATTCTCTTTTGGTAATTCCTACGAGCAACCTTTTTGATTGTCTCTTTGTATTTTTCATAGTGTTCATTCATGATTTTATTTATAAGTTATAACACTTATAAAAGTGGTGTTTTAGAAAACTGATTATTATAAATATTCTGAAATAACATAGACTTCAGTTTGTTTGTTTTGAAGTCTGATATAGGAGTATAGACATGAGTTTCCTTGTATCTCCCGGCGTTCACGTTAGAGAAATTGATCTAACAGGTATCGTTCCCGCAGTTCCAACAACAATTGGTGCTATTGCTGGCGCATTTCAAAAAGGTCCAGTTGGTTCTATTGTAAGATTGGGCAGCGAGGAAGAAATGGTAAAGATTTTTGGTGAGCCACAAAATTCTAGTAACCAATTTGAAACCTTTTTTACCGCTGCAAACTTCCTTCAATATTCAGATCAGTTGAGTATTGTTCGTTGTGAATCTGGTGTTACAAATGCCATTGCATCTGGAACATCTTTCATCATTAGGGACGATGATCATTATGAAGATTCTTTTGCTGATGGACAAGGTTCAGTCGGTGAATGGGCTGCAAGAACGGCAGGGGCATGGGGAAATTCAATTGGTGTTTCTATCTGTGCATCTGCAACTGCTTACGAGGAACTTGCTAAGACAACAACAAGTGAAACAGAAGCAAAGGGCCAAACAGTTATTAGTCTCACATCTTCTGCTGGTTTCAATATTCATGATATTGTTAACTTTGGCGAAGTTCTAGGATTTGAGTATTCAGTTACAGCTGTTGACACTGGTGCAGCTACAATTACAGTTAAACTGAAGGATGATCCTGTTGCTGCTGGATTGCAATCTGAAATTGCTTCTGGAACAAGTGTTCGTCGCCGCTGGAGATTTTATGACTTATTTGATGCTGCTCCCGGCACATCAGATTTTGCAACTCAAAATCAAAGAGGCACTGATGACGAAATGCACATCGTGGTTTTTGATTTTCTTGGAGAGATATCTGGTTTCTCTGTTACCTCAAATGGAAATAGAACCAATGCCGTCCTAGAGACTTATCCAAATCTATCTAAAAACTCACTTGGTAGATCACCGCAGGGCGATAGCACATACTACGCTGATAAAATCTTTAGGTCTTCAAGTTTTGTTTATCAGATGGACCACAACTCTGCCGGTTTCAACTGGGGAACAGACTTTGATGGTCAAGACACATTCATCATCATGGAAGATGGTGGTTCAGATGGCGCAGGAACAGATGCTGGTGACAACATCATCTTAGATGGAACAGATGGAAGTGCGGCTAATACTGGTGATAAGGTTCAAGGTGAGACAGGTGCAACTGCATATGCTGCACTTGATACACCAACAAATACAATTCTAAAAAATGGCACAGATGATTATGCTGTAACTGCTGGTGAACTTCAAATCGGTTATGATGAATTCAAAGATGTAGAAACAGTTGATGTAAACCTTATTCTTGGCGGAAAAGGTGGTGGAGATGGTAATACTGCATCCACACAAGATACACATGTAACCATGTTGACTGCATTGGTGGAAGACAGAAAAGATTGTGTCGCATTTGTTTCTCCATATCGGGCGGCAACTGTGGGTGTTTCAAGTTCAAATACAGCCACAGCAAATGTTGTTGAAGCTTTTGACCTTTGCCCATCGTCCTCGTATGTTGTATTCGATAGTGGATACAAATACATGTATGACAAGTATAATGATGTATATCGTTTTGTTCCAATGAATGGTGATACAGCTGGTCTTTGTGCTTACACAGATAATGTTGCTGATCCTTGGTTCTCACCAGCTGGTCTTAATCGTGGTAATGTGAGAGGTGCAATTAAACTCTCATATTCTCCAAAGAAATCTGAAAGAGATCAACTCTATAGAGCAAGAGTTAATCCTGTTGTAGATTTCCCCGGCCAAGGTGTTGTTTTATTCGGTGATAAAACTGCACTTTCCAAACCAAGCGCATTTGATAGAATTAACGTAAGACGGTTGTTCTTGGTTCTAGAGAAGGCAATTGCCACTGCTGCAAAATTCCAACTCTTTGAGTTCAACGATGAATTTACAAGAGCATCATTCAGAAACTTAGTCGAGCCTTTCTTGAGAGATGTTCAAGGTCGTAGAGGTATCTTTGACTTTAAAGTCGTTGCTGATGATACGAATAACACTGGTGAGGTTATAGATAGAAATGAATTTATTGGTGATATCTATATCAAACCAGCAAGATCAATTAACTTTATCACACTTAATTTCGTAGCAGTTCGCACTGGTGTGGAATTTGAAGAAGTAGTTGGTAAATTTTAAGTTTAGGGAGTAGCTTCACATGGCACAGATAGACGATTTTAAAGCTCAATTGATTGGTGGTGGCGCAAGGGCAAACCAATTTAGAGTTACAATTACTCCACCATCCGGTATTGCTACAGGATTAGATGTTCGTAGAGCATCATTCTTATGTAAAGCATCATCATTACCAGCTTTCAGTATTCCAGAAATTGCAATTCCGTTTAGAGGACGGCAGATTTACGTTGCTGGAGATAGAATTTTTGATGAAGCTTGGACAACAACATTCTTAAATGACACTGATTTTGCACTTAGAACTTCATTGGAGTTATGGTCAAACGGTATTAATGACCTTGCTGAAGGAACTGGTGTTACAGCAGCTGCTGACTATCAAACAGACTTAACAGTGCAACAACTGGATAGAGATGATACGGTTTTGAAAACATATATTTTTAGAAGCGCATGGCCTACAACTATCGCAGCAATTGAACTTGACTCTGGTCAAGCTGATGCAATTGAAGAGTTTGAATGTACATGGAGATACCAACATTTTGAATCTTCTGGTGTAAACTTCTAATATTAAACCTACTAAATATAACAATTAGTAGGAGTCATTATGGCAGAACTTTTTGGATATAAAATAAGCAAATCTAAAGAGGAGGGTGGTACATCTTTTACCGCCCCTACCTCTGATGATGGTGCAGTAGATATAGCTGGTGGTGGTTTCTTTAGTTCCTATCTGAATACTGATGGGAAGGAAAAAACTGACCTAGATTTAATTCATCGTTATAGAGATATTGCTCAACAGTCAGAGTGTGATACTGCCATTGAAGATATCATTAATGAAGGCATTGTTGCGAATGAAAGAGATATCTCTGTTCAAATTGTTTTAGATAACATTCCGTATTCAAGCAAAATCAAAAAAACAATCACAGACGAATTTGATGAAGTGTTGCGTCTTCTAAAATTTGAACAAAAAGGTCATGACCTTTTTCGTAGGTGGTATGTTGATGGTCGTATTTATTTTCATAAAATCATTGATCAAAAATCACCAAGAAAAGGCATAACTGAAGTTAGATATATTGATGCCACCAAAATTAGAAAAGTAAGAAAGGTCGAAAAAGAGAAAGACCACAAAACTGGTGTTGATAAAATTAAAAAGGTTCAAGAGTTCTTTCTTTACAATGAGAAAGGATTAGGCTCAACAGGTGCTAGTCAGGGAGTTCAAATTCATCCAGACGCTATCACTTATGTTCCCTCTGGTGTGATTGATGGTAATGGTGGTCGAGTGCTATCATATCTTCATAAAGCAATCAAACCTGTAAACCA